CCTCCGCGCATTTCGAGCCAAAACCCCAATTTTCTGCCAACCCCTCCCAAAAACTGCCAACGCTTGACAAATTTTGTCCTATGCCTAAATATGTGCCCAACAAAATCAAAGCCATCCAGGGAACGCTTCGCAAGCACCGCGCCCCGAAGAACGAACCGGAAGCAGATTTGCTTTCAATCCCACAACCACCCGAAAATTTAGGCGAAGCAGGCAAGGCGTTGTTTGTTCGCACGTGTGCTAAATTGGTTCAGCTTAACATGTTGACCAATGCCGGAATACCCCAAATTGAGAGGTATTCGTTCGCATATCAGCTATGGATTAACGCAAATTCGCATCTAAAACCTGACCAAATGGCTTTAGATGCAGGTAGCGCCCGTACCTGGTTCAACATATTGAAGGACAGCCATAAGATGATGCAAGAGTTTGAGGATAGGTGGGGACTCTCACCGATGAGTCAAAACAAGGTACAATGGGCGAACGTTGAAAAGAAAGATGCAAAAGAAGAAGACGAATTTGATTTAGTATGACATTGAAAAAGCAAAGGCGAATATATGACCAGGCCAAAGGTGAGCGCGTTGTTCGGTTCATCGAACGCTTTTGCAAGCACTTGCACGGCGATTTAGCGGGCAAACCTTTTATGTTAGAAGAATGGCAGAAAAGAGATATTATCTATCCGGCCTTCGGCACTATGCGACCCGACGGATACAGGGAAAAGCGGTTTTGTTATGTTGAACTACCAAAGGGTAATGGGAAGTCTTTTCTGTTGTCCGCTATCACTTTGTATATGGCCATTGCCGACGGTGAACATAACGCGGAGGTGTATTGCGTCGCAGGGGATCGAGAACAAGCCCGTATCATCTTCGACACATGCCGCGAGATGATAGCTGCTGACCCTACCCTATCATCCGCATGTAAGGTGTTCAAGAACTCCATAGTTCATACCAAAAGCAGTAGTACCATTAAAGTAATATCAGCCGAAGCGTATAGTAAACACGGGTATCGGCCATATGCAATCATGTTCGATGAATTGCACGTTCAACCCAACCGCGAACTATATGATACGCTAACCCGTGGTATGATTAAGCGCTGGAACTCGATGTGCTGGATGATTACCACGGCAGGGGTAAAGAATACTTTTGCCGAACAGATACACGATGAGGCCGAACTAATCCGGCGCGGCAAAGTCAAGAACCCGGCATGGCTGCCTGTGATTTACAACGCATCGCAGGACGATGACCCTTTCGACCCATCAGTATGGGCAAAGGCTAATCCAGGTATGGGCAATATCATAGACGCGGAAAACTTCGCCCTGCTTAGCAACGAAGCCAAAAGCCAACCGTCGGCCCTTAACTCCTTCAAACGTTTGCACCTCAACATTTGGACAGGTGCGACCGAAAGCTGGATACCAGGGCATGTGTGGGATAAGAATGTAAAGCAGATACCGGAAGAAGAACTGCAAATGGCAGAACTATTCATGGGCCTTGACTTAGCCAGTACCCAGGACTTGAGCGCCCTGGCCTACCTTTGGAGGCTGCAGGACGGTACGCTGTACTTGAAAGTTACGACCTATTGCCCGGAGGAAACGATACACGACCGGGATAGAAAAGAAAATGCCAACTACTTAGCCTGGAATAACGAAGGATGGATAAAGGCAACCCCCGGCAACGTGCAAGACTTGGAGACCATACGCGGGGATATATTGCGAGCAGCCGGACAATACACCTTACAGGGCCTTGCATTCGACCCCTGGACGGCGGATAACTTCGCCGCTGAACTATACACCCGCAACAGCATACCCGTTAAAAAGTGTCAGCAAAGCCTTAGCAACCTATCCGAACCCTCAAAGTATTTCGAGCAGTTGACCGTCGGCAAAAAGCTATTCCACGACGGTAATCCGGTGGTAGCATGGAACTTGGATAACACGCAGATTTTCCGAGACAGCAACAACAACATTAGACCGCACAAAGGCAAAAGCAAAGGCAAAATTGACGGCATTATGGCAGCCGTAAACGCGGTGTGGGCGATGCAGGAGTACGACAAAGAAAACCCTACCTTTGATATTGGCAACATGATAAGCTACTTCTGATGGATGAACTAAAGCAGGTAAAACGCCTTTACTCTTTCCGTGGGTACTTTGAATATTACTTCGAGATATTTCCAAAGTATAACCGTGGCCTGGCCGCATACGAAGCCATCGAACGGGAGTTCTACGAGTTGTTCGGGGCTAATCGGTACGCTGATTACGGGATATTCCGCGTAATGCGCCGCAGGTACGTTATCATGTTGCAGGTCGAAGCGAAAAGAAAAGGCAAAGTAAAGAGATAGGTTTTAATCGGTTTTTAAAAGTGGTTTTAGCCCCGCCGCGTTTTTCGGCGGGGCTTTTTTGTTTACTTTGTTAACACTTTTACCCGAAAAACCCATGCACCTTTGCGCCGTGGCTAACATCTTTACACGGACGATACAGCGGATATTTCGCAGCAAGATTTCCAACCTGGGCCCTGCTAAGGACTGGACATTATGGCAGTCTCTTTTAGGCAACATCGCTGGCAAAGAGGTTGCGGTAACGGGCAAAACAATCCTTTCAATCCCCGCTTATTTCCGTGCCGTTGACTTGATAGCCACGCAAATGGCCTCGCTGCCTTTCAACGTCTATACCGTCGCATCAGATGGCAGCATCCAGGAGGCCCGCACTAATCCCGTTTGGCGGTTGCTGAACTTCCGTCCTTCCCCCGAATACGATTGCTTTTCGTTTATGGAGGCCGTTGTGCGCACTATCCTGACTGGCAACAAAGGATATGGCCCTGGTAACTGCCTAATCGAAATTATCCGCGACAATCGCGGCGCGGTTGCCATGTTCGATATTGTGGACGAACCGTATCAACTGATTGAACTTGAAACGGGCATGTTCTATATCATCGGCGAAAAGGCTTATCCTATTTCCGATATTATCCACCTCAAAGCCTGGACACGCGACGGCGAAAACGGCGAAAACCCGCTGAACCTGCTCAATAGCACCTTTAAGCGCGGTATATCCGAACTGCTAACGTATAGCGATTTTTACAAGAACGGTGCTGCCATATCCGGCATCCTGGAGACGGATACCCCATTGAACTTGGCACAACGCAAAGAACTTGAAGAAAGTTGGAACAAGAACTATGCAGGCATTGCCAACCAGGGCAAAACAGCTTTGCTATCCCACGGGGTGAAATACAAAAGCATAGGCACACGCCTGGATAGCTCCGACCTGCAAAGCCGCAAAATGACCGTTGAGGATGTTGCTAATATCCTGGGTGTACCACTCCCCTTGCTTGCAGCATCCGACGGAACACCGCTCAACAACCTGGAAGTACTTAACCGCTTGTTTGTGCAGTACACCCTTCGGGCATGGTGTAAGCGGTTTGAAAGCGAGTTCAATTCTAAGTTGTTTGGCTTCAACGAAACGGGCATCACGTTTGTGCGCTTCAACCTTGACGGGCTTTTAAGGGGAGACACGCAGAGCCGCGCACAGTACTATACCGCGCTTTACAACATCCGGGCGATCAGCCCCAACGAAATACGCGCACTTGAAAACATGAACCCGTATGAGGGTGGCGATGAGTATGGCATGCCTCTTGCATCGAATAGCACCGAAGGCGAATCAGCACCACAAGAACCAGGGCTTACCCCACAAGAAGAAGCCCGATTGAACTACGAAGCCGTTAAATCTAAACTTGATGCTATTGGCGTTGGCGTTCGGGCGGGTGTAATCACCCCTACCATAGAAGACGAAGAAGCATTAAGGGTTGAAGCTGGATTGCCTGCCATCAGTCAGGCAGCACGTGGGGCATGGCAGGAGGACGAAGGATATCGTAGGCCGATTACGTTGAAGTATAAATCCGAAATAGAGGCACAAGCAGCCCCGCAACCGGATAACCAAACTGAATAGCCATGCCTTACGATAACTACCCACAGGCAGCCACGAATAACGCAAAGCGGGCGTTGAAGCACCGAGACGAAAACGGCAGCGATTGCGGTACGGCGGTCGGTTGGCAGCGGGCTAATCAGTTGGCAAACCGGGAGACGATAAGCCATGACACGGTTGTAAGGACGTATTCGTTTCTTAGCCGTGCAAAGGTGTACGACACAGGTAGCTACGCCGACGCAGACGGCAACGAAGTGTGCGGCAGCGTGATGTACGACGCATGGGGCGGCGATGCAATGTTAGACTGGGCTAAAAAAACAGTAAACGAAATGGAAGAAAAGCAACTGCCGATGGAAATGGAGAGGCGCACATATAAACTCGAACTCCGGGCCATGCCCGAAGGCCGTACCGTCGAAGGCTATGCGGCTATCTTCAACGCATCCACCGACCTGGGGGGATACGATGAGGAAATAGCGGAGGGCGCTTTTGACGGCGCGGATGATACGGACGTAGTTGCGCTGTTTAATCACGACCCCAATTTCCCGCTGGCTCGTACCTCAAACGGTACTTTGGAGTTGGAAGTTGACGGCAAAGGGCTACGATATCGCTTTGAAGCACCGGATACGACGTTTGGGAACGATTTGCTCAAGATGATACGCAGCGGTATCATCTCGCAATCTTCGTTCGCTTTCACTATCCGAAAGGATACCTGGATGAACGAAAACGGCAAAAAGCCAAAGCGACGTATTGACCAGGTAGATGTACTTTATGACGTTTCCCCGGTTACTTACCCGGCGTACAAGCAAACGAGCGTAACGGCACGGGCATTACAAGCACAATCAACGCCACAAGGCGTAGCTGATAAAGACTTCCCGCAACTGCTTGCGGATATTCTACAACTTAACAAACAAAAAGCATGAAGCGCAGCGATGAATTGAAGCAGCAGCGCGGGGCAAAGATGGACGAATTGACGGCCATTTCCGCACAGGCTGCCAATGCGATGCTGACCGAGGAGCAGCGCAGCAACGCCTTACGACTGAAAGGCGAAATCGAAAACCTCGACACGGATATTCAACTGGCCGAAGCCGCCGAAGCTGAACAAGCACGGCAGGCTGTAACGGTATCCCGTGCAAAGCAGCCCCAGGCCACGCCGGAACAAAAGGCACAGGAACAGTATTCCTTCCTTCGTGCCGTCCGTATGGCAGCCTCCGGCAAAAACCTGGACGGCATCGAGGCCGAAATGAGCCAGGAAGCAGAGCGCGAATTTCGGGCGGCAGGTATCACCCCGACGGGTAACTTGTACATTCCCACGATGCTGACCAAACGCGGGATGCACAAACGCGACATGACGGCAGGCACTACCACGGCGGGCGGGTACACCGTTCCCACTGAACTGGGCGCACTTATCCCGTTCCTTGACCCGCGCCTGGCGGTAATCAATGCGGGCGCTACCGTCCTGACTGGCCTAACGGGTAATATCGATTTCCCGCGCAACGACGCAGCAGCCACGGCGGTATGGGAAGGCGAAAACGACGCGAACGCGGAGACCTCTCCGACCTTCGACCGGATCCAAATGAGCCCCAACCGCCTGGGAGCGTTCACCGACATCAGCAAACAGTTGATGGTACAAAGCTCCATTGACGTGGAAAACTTTGTCCGGGAGCGCCTCAACAACGCCATTAACGTAGCGCTCGATTACGCGCTGATTAACGGCGACGGCTCAACGCAGCTTATCACGGGTATCCTCAATACCAACGGCATCGGAAGCGTTGCCTGTGGCACGGACGGCGGCCCGCTGACCTGGGGGAAAATCGTTGACCTTGAAACGGAGGTTGCGGTGGACAATGCCGACTTTGGAAGTCTGGCCTACCTGACCACCCCCGGCGTTCGGGGTTACCTCAAGAAAACCGAAAAGGCATCCAATACGGCGCAATTCGTTTGGATGGACGGGCCGACCCCGGCAGCCAACGCAGCCCGCGTGGACGTGCTGAACGGATACCGGGCATTTGTGTCCACTCAAGTGCCGTCGAACTTGACCAAAGGCAGCGGTACGAACCTTCACGCCGTCCTGTTCGGTAACTTCAACGAGTTGATCCTCGGCCAATGGGCGGGCCTTGACATCGTTATCGACCCGTACACGAGCGCAAAGAACGCGCTGATTACCATCGTGGTGAACTCCTGGTGGGATGCAGCGTTGCGCCACGCCGCATCAATGGCCGCAATCAAAGACGCAGACATCACCGACGCGGTGTAAAGACTTCTTCTTTTTGCCGAAATTCCTTAACCAGGTAGGGGCCTAAAAAACTCCTACCCTCCTTCAAAACAAAATACCATGTTCAGCAAGATTCTTGCATTTTTTGCGGTTTGCGCCGCTGTGGTTTTCCTGGCCTCCGCTGGCGAACCGAACGCGGACTATCAGACCTCCGCACCCTTCTACTCGTATTCGCTTTCCGACACCATCACTAACACGGAAAACGATACCATCGAAATCCCTGCCCGCCTCGTTTCGGACTGGTCGGGCGGTTGGCATGTACAGGCTACGAGCCTATCCGGTACGGTCCAGCTTGCTAACACCGTCGAAGAATCGCTATCATACAACGGTACGGACTGGGTAAGCGTGGATACGCTCAATAATAGCGCCGCAGGTACGAAAAGGGCCGAACAAGATAGGGTCTATGGTTTCCGCCAACGCATCGTAATTGACGGCAGCGGCACACAAAGCACCCGCTATACGGTCTATTTCGTTGCCAAAAAGGATTGACGCATGATAAAAGTAAGGTTCTTGAAAAGCCCTACCGGGCGCTTCGGCCTTGCTTACTCTGCCGGGGATGTGGGGTATATCTCCGCATCCCTGGCAGAACAAGCGCAAAAAGAAGGCTACGTTGAAATGTTGGGCAATCAGGGCGCAATCGAAACAGCCGATAGGCCACAACAATACGCAAAAGTAGAAAAAGCCGTACGGCGCAAAAAATAACACATGGCAGGTTGGAAGGTAACGACCCCGGCGGCGGAGGTGGTAATCAGCACCACAGACGCAAAAGCATGGCTAAAGGTGGACACATCGGACGACGATGCACTTATAGCCGCGTTGGTGGCATCCGCAGCGGAGACCGCTCAAAACTACCTTTCGCAGGCCCTGGTTACGCAGACCATAACGGAGACATTCGACGCATGGGGAGACGTTGCGCAACCGTCTTTGTTACGCCTTGCTATTCACCCGGTGATAAGCGTAACAAGTATTTCGTACATTGACGATAACGGCGCAACGCAGACATTGGCGGCGAATCAGTATAACGTTGACCTGTACGCAAAACGTTGCGTTATCGAACCCGCGTATAACGTTAGCTGGCCAACTGTCAGAGTACAACGCAACGCCATAACAGTAGTGTACCAAGCAGGATACGGCGCTGCAACGGCACTACCAAAGGACATTCGCACAGCGCTATTGTTAATGGTGGCAGATGGATACGAAAACCGTACCGACAGCGTAAAGCAACTGCCGACCGCATCGAAATACCTACTTGACCGCGTAAACTATGCCTATCTGCTATGAACAAGAACGAGCGTATAGGCAACATGAGGGAGCGTATCACTATCCAGGTGGTTGCAGAAACGCAAAGCGGCACGGGGTATCCTGCCGAAACATGGACTACCTACGCAACGCGCTGGGCGGCTGTATCGGCAAAGCCAACCGCAAACAAAGAGATGGAAGAAGCGGGGCAAAAAACGGCAACACAGGGCGTAATGTTTACGCTTCGTTACGATGCTAACGTAACGCCAAAGCACCGCATATTGTACCGTAATAACTACTATGATATTGTAAGTGTAACGCCCGACGCGTTACGAATGCACATGGAGATAGAAACAGATTTTCGCAAATGATAGGAGCAGCGATATACGGCATTTTATCCGGCGCAACGGGTGTAACAAGCCTAATCAGTACACGCATCTACCCGGACATTGCACCGCAAAACGCGGCCTACCCTTTTGTGATATACAGCATAGAAGGTACTGACCCATCCGACACAAAGGACGGTGCAAGTTCCCTAGACGTGGTAGAGTTCACGGTAACGGTGTTTTCCGAAAGCTACGATAACATGACAAGCATCGCATCAGCGGTGCGCACGGCCTTAGACGCAAAAGCACCTGGCACATACAGCGGCATCACCCTGCAAAGCATCCGGTTTGCCGGACAGCAAAGCATGAACATGGAGATAGGCAAACACGTGTATGTAATTGAGCAAACATATAACGCACGACATCAAAGATGATAATCAAGATACTAAAGCCTTTTTGGAAGTGGCAGCCTGGAGCAGAACCCGACGTAACGGAAGATTTAGGCTTCGACCTGATCCGTCAAGGCATCGCAGTTGAGGCCAACGACCAAACCAGGCGCGACTTACATGCAAAGCCCAAAGAGGAAACAG